GGTTTTACAGGTATTGGTGTTAATCAAAAAGGCAATAGTAGGTTTATTCACTTGGATATTGCAGATCATTCAGAAGAAAGACCAAGACCTACTGTGTGGAGTTATTAATGGCAAGAGCAACTGTAGCAGAAATAGATAAGCGTTTAAGCTCGCACGAAGCTGCTTGCGAACAACGCTGGAAAGAAAACTATAGACGTTTGGATGCTATTGAAAACGCCATTACCTCAGTTAATAGAACGATTAGAAACACCCTAATATTTGTCCTAACAATATTTTTAGGCGTTACAGGATTTCTACTCCAAGAAGTTATTTATCAAGCCATCGCTTAAATTATGCCCTCACAAAAAGAAGTATTAGAAGCCAACGAAGCAGAAGTTATTTTAAATAGCGATGTATTTAAAAAAGCTGTTGCTAACCTCAAAGAAGAATATTTGCAAAAGTGGGAAAACTCCTCTGAAGCCGATAGCAGTTTTAGAGAAGATTTACACAAAGCAATCAGAATTTTGCCTGAAGTAGAAAAACATCTTAGGATTATTATTGAAAAAGGCAGAATAACTAAGACTCAATTAGACAAGATAAGAAGCATAACAAGATAATAATTGTTGAGCTTTTCTGGTCTTTTAGAGTAAAATTCAAACATTATTTACACTAAGAGGTAAAAACATGGCAATAACGGAAAAACCGACTGCATTACAAAATAATTTAGAACAGGCAGAAAAAGCATTTTCTAACTTACTGACTCCTGAAGAAGAAGCACCAGTAGAAGAAGTTGTTGAAGCTGTCGAAGAATCTGTAGAAGAAATCGAGGAAGTTACCGAAGAACCAGAAATGGAAGCGGAAGCTGCCGAAGAAGTCGAAGAAACAGAAGAAGAATATCTTGAAGAAGATCAAGATGAGTCACAAGAAGATCAAGTAGAGCTTTTGGATGACGAGCAACCTCAACTTTATACTATTAAACAAAATGGCGTTGAAGTAGAGGTCACACTCGAAGAACTCCAAAACGGCTACAGTCGTCAGCAAGACTATACACGCAAGACTCAAGAATTGGCTAATCAACGTAAAGAAATTGAAAGCCAACAAGCAGAGTTAAGGCAAAAGGATGACATTTATAAGGATTTGTTACCAAAACTTGAAGCTAATTTAAAAGCTGAGTTAGGTGAAGAACCAGATTGGAAAGCTATATATGACGAAGATCCTATTGCTTATGTTCGTGAAAAAGACATTTGGAACGAAAAACAAAAACGTCTGGAAGCAGCTCAAGCTGAACAGCAAAGAATCAAAGATGAGGAACTTGCTGAACAGCAGAAACAAATTAAAGAATTTGTTGAGTTTGGCAACCAGCAGTTATTGGAAAAAGTTCCTGAGTGGAAAGATTCTGAAAAAGCTAATTCTGAAAAGATAGCGATTAGGGATTACGCCATAAATGTTTTAGGATTCACGCCACAAGAAATGGATCAAGTTTATGACTATCGCATTTTGTTAGGTTTAAGAAATTCTTGGTTGCATGATAAAACTATCAAAGCAACAAAGAAGAAGCCAACACAGAAAGCACCAGCCAGAGTAGCTAGACCTGGTACTGCCAATCAAGTTAAGAAAACAACTCCTTTGAAAAAGTCAAAACAGAAATTAGCTAAATCTGGCAAAGTCCAAGATGCAGCTAAAGTATTTGAACAATTAATTTAATTTCTAGCGAAAGCTAGAGGAGTATATAAAAATGGCTAAAGTCACAAACGCCTTTGATACTTATACTGCGACTGCTGACAGAGAACAATTAAGTGATGTTATTTATAACATCTCTCCTACAGCAACTCCTGTAATGAGTGCCATTGGTAGAAACAATGTAAAAAACGTGCAATTTGACTGGCAAGTAGAATCTTTGCCTGCTGCAAGTGCAACTGGGAAACTTGAAGGTTTTGAACTTTCAAGAGCAGCTTCGACTGCTACAACTAGAGTAAGTAACGTCTGTCAAATCTCAAGCAGAGATGCGACTGTTACTGGTTCACAAAACGCTTCTGATGCTGCTGGTAAAAGAAGTGAAATGGCGCACCAATTAGCTCTTATGGCTAAAGCGTTGAAAAGAGATATGGAAGAAGCCTTAACTCAAAACAATGCTAAAAACGCTGGTAACGCTACTACTGCTAGACAAACAGGTGGTTTAGAAACTTGGATCACTACTAACAAGTCTATCGGTACTAATGGTGTTTATGGCGGTAGTGGTGCAGCTACTACTAATGGAACGCAAAGAGCTATTACTGAGTCTCTTGTAAAGACTGTCCAACAGTCTTGTTTCACTAATGGTGGTGAGCCTTCATTACTAGTTGTTGGCCCTCACGTGAAATCAGTTGTATCTGGTTTTACTGGTAGAAGTTCAGCTAGACAGTTTGTAGATGCAAATACTATTGAAGCATCTGTATCTATCTACTCTGGTGATTTTGGAGAACTACAAGTAGTTCCTTCAAACAGAAGTAGAGCTAGAACTGCCTTACTATTAGATCCTGAGTACGCAAAAGTTTCTTATCTTAGAGATTTTGAAACTATTGACATCTCAACTATTGGTGATGCTGAAACTAAAATGATAGTAGTTGAATTCGGTTTAGAAGTGAGCAACGAAGCTGCTCATGGAGCTGTGTACGACTTATCTACATCATAAGTTTAATTAAGGGGGGTGAGTAATCACCCCTCTTTTTTAAGATGGCAAGAAGAACAGTAATAGACACTAGAACAAACTTTGTTAGCGAGTTTGCTACAGAAGATGACAAGTTTGTCTATCACACCAAACAAAACGTAGCTCCAATTTTGAAGCACGTTAAAGACTTACAAGAATTAAAACCAGGTAAAGAATTACGTCATGTTGCGGAAGTACCTATGGTAATATATCAAAAAGCTATACGAGAAGGTTGGGCAAACGATAAAGCCAAATGGAAAAAATGGCTGAATGATCCCAACAATAAACTTTTTAGAACTTGGCAAGGTAAAGTATGACTTACGATGAATTAAAAACACAGATAGCAGATTTTCTAAACAGAAGTGATTTGACTTCTAAATTGGATTTTTTTATTGATGCTACCGAAGGCGAACTCAACAGAAGATTAAGAACTAAAGATATGGTAGTTAGAGCAACTGCTACTGCCGATGGTCAATATTTATCTTTACCAACTGATTGGTTAGAAGCTATAAACGTAGAAATAAGCTCTGGTGATTTCACACCTTTGTTACAACAATCTATAGAATCCTTAGATGTTTATAGAAAAGCTAACGACAATACTTCTGGACAACCAGTCTTTTTCTCTATTGTTGATAAAAGTTTAGAGTTAGCACCTACACCTGATACAAGTTATACATTACAATTAACTTATTATGCTTCGATAGCAGCGTTGAGTAGCACAAACACTACCAACTTTGTATCGACTGGACACCCAGATGTTTATTTATATGGTTGTCTAAAACACGCTTCAATCTACTTAATGGAAGATGAACGTGTAAATATGTTTTCTCAGTTGTTTGAAAAAGCACTAGAGGAAATGAGAATGGAACAAGAACGTGCTGAATTTGGCAAAGGCTCTTTAATACCAAGAAGAAGAACTTATGGCAAAGCACACAAAACAACTTATCATTTTAAGAGTTGAGGTAAGATATGTCAGGATTTAGTGATTATTTAGAAGATAAAGTATTAGAACATGTATTTGGTGGTAATGCTTTTACAGCACCATCTACTTTATATGTGGCTTTATATACAGTAGCACCATCTGATACTGGTGGTGGTACAGAAGTTTCTGGCGGAGCTTACGCTAGACAAACAGGAACATTTACTGTTTCTGGTACAAACCCTACAACTGCAAGTAACACAGCAGCTATTGAATATCCTACAGCTACAGCTAACTATGGAACTGTTGTTGCTGTTGGCATTTTAGATGCTTCTTCAGGCGGTAATTTATTAGCTTACTCTACTTTAGATTCCTCAAAGGTCGTAAGTAGTGGGGATGTTTTTAGATTCAATGCTGGAGATCTTGATATAACGCTGGCGTAACATCATGGCCAGTATCGGCTATAATCAGGGTTACTACAGTAGATCCAAATATAACGAATTAGCACACCAAGCTGAAGCCACAATAGCTGGCGTTAGCGGTGCTAGTGCGACCTCAGTTTTTGTTGTTGATGGCTCTAGTACTATTTCTGGTACAAGTGGCTTTAGCTCAATAGGTACACAGATAGATTTAGGTACAGCAACAGTTCAAGCTGTATCTGCGTTTAGTTCTGTAGGTACACAAATTGATGCTGGTAGCGCAACCATAACTGGTGTTTCTGCATTTAGTTCTATAGGTCGTCAAGTACATACTGCTACAGTAACTATTGTTGGTACTTCTGGTTTTACTTCCATAGGTACACAAATAGATCGTGGTGCTGCTACCATTGAAGCAATCTCTAGTTTTAGTTCTATTGGTGGGTTAAAATGGACAGACCAAATAGTTGCAGCAGATACTTGGACAGAACAAACTGTGGCAAGTGATACTTGGACAAACCAAACAAATCCGACAACTACCTGGACAGATTTAGACGAACAAGAAGTAGCATAACATGGCAGATACATTTACAACGAACTTAAACCTTACTAAGCCAGAACCAGGAGCAGCCGAAGATACTTGGGGTATTTCTTTAAACTCCAACTTAGATACTATTGATGGACTGTTTGGTTCTTCTGGCTCTACTGTAAATTTTGGTAGTGTTCAAGTTGCTGGTACTAATGGTGTCAATATTCAACAAGGTGCTATTTCAATTAAAAATGGTGGTACACAATCAAGAGTAGATTTTTATTGTGAATCTTCCAATGCTCATTATGCAAGATTACAAGCACCAGCTCACTCAGCATTTAGTGGTAACGTAACTTTAACTTTACCTGCAAGTACAGGTAGTTTAGTTGGTACAGGTGATTCTGGAACAGTAACAAATACTATGCTTGCTGGTTCAATCGCTAATGCAAAACTAGCTAATTCTTCTGCAACTCTTAATTCACAAACTTTAACTTTGGGTGGCAGTTTAACTTTAGACACAGATAATATTGGTGAAGGCTCTAGTAATTTATATTTTACTAATGAAAGAGTTGATGATCGTGTAAATGCTTTATTAGTTGCTGGTTCAAACATAACACTTACTTATGACGATGCAGGAAACACGCTTACTATTGCAGCTTCAGGTGGTGGTAGCGGTACAGTTACCGAAGCCTTTAAAACCATTTCAGTAAGTGGCCAAGATAATATCGTTGCTGATAGTGCAACCGACACTTTAACAGTAGCAGCAGGTAGTGGTATTACACTTACTACCAACGCTAGTACTGATACTTTAACAATAACAAACTCAGGTAGTGCTTCAAACTCATTTGAAACAATAGCTGTAAGTGGACAATCTAACGTAGTAGCAGATTCAGGCACAGATACTTTGACTCTTGTAGCTGGATCTAACATGACAATAACAACCAATGCTTCTACAGATACTATTACTTTTGCTTCTACAGCAAGTGGTAGTGGCGGTAGCTCATCGTCATTTACAAAAAATACATTTACAGGTGATGGTTCAACAACTGCTTTTACTTTATCTAAGTCTGTATCTAATGAAGATAATCTTATTGTTTTTATTGATGCAGCCTATCAAGCAGATAATGTTTATAGCGTATCTGGAACTACTTTAACTTTTGCTACAGCACCAGTTAATACCAGGCTAATAGAAGTCTTTATTATAGAAGGTGGTATTGTAGGTACTGCACCAGTCATAGACACTATGACAGGCGATGGATCAGATACCACGCTTGCGTTATCAACTACGCCTGCTTCTGAAAATCAAACCTTTGTAACTATTGATGGTGTTGTGCAACATAAATCAACTTATTCGGTATCTGGTAGCACACTTACCTTTTCTGAAGCACCGCCAAATGGTAGTGCTGTTGAATGTATAACTTTTGTAAATGTTGCATTGGCTACTTTTCAAGATGCAGATGGTGATACCAAAATACAATTAGAAGAATCTGCTGATGAAGATAAAATTAGATTTGATACTGCTGGTAGTGAAAGAATGATAATTACTAATGCAGGCAAAGTTGGGATTGGCACATCTGATCCAAGTCAATTACTTAATGTTCAATCAGCAACTTTTCCTGTAGTAGAAGTAGCTAATTATAGCGACAGTAATCCTACCGATGGAGCAGCTCTAGATTTAATAGAAAAACAACCAAGTTATGCTAGTGCTACAAATACTTTTGGACAAACAGGCGTTTATGGTTACAGAATAAAACTTAATGGTTCTGATAATACGTTAAGAATAAAATCAGGTTCGCAAACTACTGTAACTGATAGAATTACTTTAACCAGAGATGCAGGAGAATTAGGAATTGGCACTACAACACCTAATTCTTATGCCTTTAACGACCCTGCAAAATTAGTTGTTGCTAATACATCTGGTAATTCAACTATATCTCTTGTAAGTGGCACTTCAAGTAAAGGTTATTTAGCTTTTGCAGACGGCACTTCTGGAACAGCAAGATACCCAGGTTCTGTTCAATATGACCATAGTTCTAATTATTTATCTCTTCATACAAACGATGGAACAGAAGCTGTTCGCTTTACTAGCGGTGGTGCTTTAAGTAAAACACGAACTTCTGTAGGCACGATTCTTGGACATAATATAGAGTGGAATGGTAGTAACTACTCTAATATTGACACTGGTTATGGATCTAAATTTATACAAATAGCTAGTAATGCTGTTTATTTTAGAAGAACCGCATCTGGTTCTGGAAACCAATCTGCAAGTTATGATATGACTATTGATGCTTCTGGTAATTTTATGGTAGGACAAACATCAATGAATTACAATGTAGTAGGAGGAAGTATAGCAAGTAATGGTTTAATTCGTGGAGCTTCTGAAGGTCAAGTGACCGCATTTAATCGTAAAGGAAGCGACGGAACAATTACTGTATTTTACAAAGATGGCGTATCTGTAGGCTCTATTTCTACTAATGCAAATTCATTACCTTCTGATAGAAACTTTAAAAGAGATATATCTGATTTAAATTTAGGTTTGGATTTAGTGAATAAATTAAAGCCAAGTCAGTTTTGTTATAAAATTAGCGATGAAGATTCTCCTATAATGTATGGGCTTATAGCACAAGACTTAGAAGAATCTTTAACAGAGGTTGGCATAGAAAAGAACAGCACTTGGTTGTTACAACATGAACCTAAAGATGATGAAAATCAGTCAGATTATAGTTTGGACTATACAAAATTAATACCGATTCTTATTAACTCAGTCCAAGAATTATCAGCAAAAGTAGAAGAATTAGAGGGTAAAATAGAATAATGGCGATCACAAAAGTATCAAGAAATTTATTAAACACAGGTGTATCAG